AGCCCCGCAAGGGGCCTCTCTTTGTTGTAGTTCATTCCGAACTACGCCAACCACAGAGGTAGAACTTCATGAGAACGAGAACTCGCGGCATGCTCGACCGAGCATGGTACTCATATCAGGACTATAATCCTCCTTCTACAGGAGGAGGAAAGACCTATGATACAGGTACCGTGTTCACGAACAGCAAGTCTAACGGTTCTTACGACACCGTATCCGACGTTATTATTCCGAATTTCCTTCGGAGGAAAAACGCCGGTGAGGTTTTCATGAATCCATTTACAGTGACGAAGGACAAACGTTCTACGTCAAGTTCTAGTTTCACATTCGGGACTCATCCCGGGTGGGGTACTAGAAAAGTAAATGGTGATTTGGCTTGCATATGGAGTGTTCCTCCATCCAGGCCATCTTGGTTCGAAACACGCAAAACCGACGCAATGGCAAGAACGCTTCTTATGGCTCACTCTAAAGTGGCCTCGGAAGATTTCATGTCATTGGTTACGGTAGCGGAAGCTACTAAGACAGCTCGGATGATTGCGAGACCTTTCGGAGCAGCAACCGATCTTATCAATCGGATGATTGCCCGACGCGCAGCGTTGGTTGTAAAGGGCTTGACATTGACGGCGGCAGCAACGCAGGCCTGGCTTGAGTACAGATTCGGGTGGAAACCCCTTCTGTACGAAATGCAAGGTATACGTGAAGCCTACGTCAACAATCTTGTCCAATACGACAAACCTGTACGACTTGTGGCCAGAGCAAGTGACGGGAACATTGTTTGGGATCTCCCAAACAGCGTCACCACTGCGAGCGCATCAGCACAGGGGGTAACCTCGGTAACGATGCGAGCGAACTATTCTCATAGAGCCAAGGTGTCATCTGGTGTTCTTTACGAACTAAAAGATGATACTCTGGAGTCGGCTACAGCACGTAGGATGGGCTTACGCCTATCTGATGTGCCAGCTTCTCTTTGGGAACTTGTTCCACTTTCCTTTGTAGTGGATCGTTTCGTAGACGTCGGTGCATGGCTTAGCGCCATTGTGCCGAAGCCTGGGGTAAATGTACTGGGTAGCTGGACTACTGTTATTGACTACCAACTTAACTTCCATGAAATCATGGAAGCTAAGATAGTCGTTAACACGCCTCCTGCTACAACGTATACCAACTCAGGCGGGACATTCTCTGAAGAAATCCAGAGCGTATCTCGCACGGCGAACCCTACAATACCATCAGTCCCCACGGTTAATTACCGTGATCTCAACCTCACCCAACAAATAGACCACGTTGCATTGATAACGCAACGTTTACTTGGTCTACGAGTTGGTAATGCCAGAATCTGAAAGGATCTGACAAATGGGCCTTAAGTCAATGTCCATCAACATCGGTGGTTCGCTTGCGAACACCGGTGGCACCGCCAAAGTCTTTGCAGACGATGGTGTGACCGTTCCAAACGGCGTGCATGTCTCCGTTCCCGCGACTACGGATTTTCGTGTGCGTGAGCACGCGACTTTCCGATACAATCCGGCTGCTTTGCAGTCGGACGGTAGCTACTCCCGGCAAAAGTGTACGGCATCGATTACGGTGCCGAAAGCTCTTGCTTCTGGGAAGTATGTGAACAATACTGTTCGCATCGAGATGGATATCCATCCCGAAAGTACTTCCACGGAGTACGCGGATCTGAGGAAATTGGGAGCTCAGCTCCTGTTTGACTCGGATACGGACAACTTCTGGACTGCTGGTTCACTCTCGTGAGTCGGCTATGGACAACTTTGGAAAAGCTGTCGTTGCTGTGGTCTTGGCTGCTACGCTTGCGTTCATCGCAATCCGGGCAGTCGAGTTCGTCAGGGCGTCGGCCTTCAAAGAAGTCCCTACGGAAAATCCAACCGTAGGTTCTGAAGGACATGTTCAGCAGGCAAATTAACACCTTGCTTGCATATCTTCATCTGGAAACTAGGAAGGTAAGCTATGACGAATGGTCATACCCGGGATGAGACACACGTCTTTTCCCACGATGATTTCGCTTGGCAACTTGCGAGCCATCTTCTCGAAGACTTCAAGCCCTTTGTGGCTTCAGCTTTCTACGACACAGCAAAGGCTGCTTTAGCAGCACGTAGCGTGGGTAGTTGGAGAGCTTTGACGTGCGGTATGAATGAGTTTCCTCAACCATACCAGTTGAAAACAACTTATCAGATGACAAATCTGTTTAAGAAGTTTTCATTCTCTCAAGACCTCTACACTCCGACCGACCTGATCAAAGAGTCCACGAAGAAATTCATGGACAATCAGAACCGGTTGTCGAACTTTCGGATAGATAAGAGTGACCCCGTGATAAGGGACATTCTATTTTCGACCCGAGGGTATGTAGACCAGATACTTGGTGATTTCACCAGTCTGGAAATCTGTGAGAGAGCAACGTTCGGCAAGAAGTCGTCCGTCGGGATACCCATGCGCAAAGCCTGTGAAGGCGAGCGTTATGAGGCCCCAATAACGGGTTCGGATGCTCAGATTGAGTGGTTTGACAAGTACTTCGGTGCTTGGAATCGACCTGCATTGGAATATGCAAAGTCGAGAGCTCACCTTCGTAAGAAGGACCTCTACCGTTCAGTCGACATCCTCGAGGCCGTTCTAGTCCCCAAGACTTGGAAGTCTCTTCGTATGATCATGCCAAACACCACTATTGGTACTTTGTACTCTAGTGGCTTAGGTAGAACATTAGAAGAGCGTCTCCGATGCTTTGGCTATGACATCAGAAAACTGCAACCAGTTCATGGTGAACTAGCAAAGATAGGCTCTATTACGGGATCTCTCGTAACAGCTGATCAGTCAATGGCTAGTGATAATATCACTGTCCAACTGATAGATGAGGTTTTTCCTTACCGATGGGCGCAAGCCCTGAAGTTTGGGAGAATCGAGGAAATTACACTTAACGGTGTGCGAACCTTTACTCCAACGTTTTCAACGATGGGGATCGGGTTCACTTTTCCTCTCCAAACTCTTGTCTTTCTCAGTCTGTTGTTGGCGATTCGGGATCATTGTGGGCTTGACGAGCACACGGTGATTTCCGTCTTCGGCGATGATTTGATTTACGATTATCGGATGCACGAAACAGTAATGTCCGTGTTTCCGGCGATCGGTCTTCTTATCAACGCTGACAAGACATTCGCTGATGGCAAGTTCAGAGAATCCTGCGGGTATGACTACTACGCAGGCGCGGACGTCCGCCCCTTTCTTTTAGGAAGGGGATCTCAAGCCACCGCTGGGAAGCGGCGATCTGAGGCCTACCTCTACACGGTCCTTAACGGACTCCTGCGAAGGTGGGAGGTGTACGAGGTTCCGCTAGCATCCAAGTTCATCGTCGAAGAGATTCGACGAGTTCGCAAGGATGACCCATTGGTCGTACCTACGGACTACCCTGATACTTCGGGTGCGAAATTGTCAGACGAGAATACCATGCTCCTCGGTCTCTTGCCAAGAAGGAAGAGGGACGTGCACGGTGTGTTCTCATTTAGGTATCTGGCTTTTGAGCCAGGACTTAAAGAGGAACACCGACATGAGCCCTACTACTTTCAAAGCCTTAGGCGCGAATCAAGCGTGGTTTCTTCTTCTCCTTTCACAGGGGATGCTCTCTTATTAAAGAGAGGCGTTGGCGATATGATCGATGTGGCGACAGAACCGTTTACGGTTCTTAACCATAAAGATCGGCGGTGCTCTCCAAAGTTACCTAAGGAGAGAAGGCTCCGTCCTCGGATCACCCACATCACTGAACAAGATGTGGGGAGATACAGGGAACGGTCCGGAGTCACAAGTAATTGGACCCCGGAGGTACAAAGTAGCTTATAAACTACTTCGTATCGGTGGTTCCTAAACCAC